TTCTTCTTCATCCTTACCTACTATATCTTTTATAAACATATTTTATCCTTCTAAAACGGGTACTTTAAGACCAAAGTGTACCAGTTATTGTTCCTTTATTGTATTCGGTTGCTCTATTCTCAAAGAAATTAGCATGTTCAACACCATTAAGTACCCAGTCTAACCATTCTAATGGGTTATCTTTTACTTTGTAGTTAGGTTTCAATGATAGTTGTAACAGTCTACGGTCAGCAATGTACCTTATGTATTGCTTAACTTGGTCAGGTTCAAGCCCACGAATACCACCTTGTTCAAATGCTAGGTCAATAAACTTATCCTCTAGCTCAACCATGTCTCTACACTGTTGGTAGATAGTGGCTTTGAAATCATCATTCCATACGTTAGGATTCTCTTTGATTAGTTCTTTGAATAACTTAATCATGTTCTCTACATGGTGTGACTCATCACGGATAGACCATGTAACTATCTGACACATCCCTTTCATACGACCAAAGCGTTGGAAGTTAAGTAGCATAACAAATGAAGCGAACAGTTGTAGCCCTTCACCGAACGCAGAGAAACAAGCCATGTCTCTAGCTAGTCCTTCTACACCTTTACCTTTATCTTTAAACAGGTACTTGTGTTTGTCAGCCATCTCTTTGTATTCTTGAAATGCTTTGTACTCAGACTCAGGTAGACCTATGGTGTCATTGAGTAGTGAGTAGCTGTGTGCATGGTTAGCCTCAGCCGCAGCAAAAGAAGTCAACATCATGCGTACCTCAGGTGCTTTAAACTTAGGCATGTATTTATCTAGGTATGCCTGTGCTATATCTACATCACCTTGTGTAAAGAATTTAAGTATCTGATTAATTAGATTCTTTTCAGGGTCAGTCAGCCTTTCGTTCCAGTCTCTTACATCTTCATGTAATGATACCTCTGACGGTAGCCAGTGCATTTTCTGTTGCATGTCATAGGCTTGAAACGCCCAGTCATACGTGAATGGTTTATAGTATGTTCTCTCTTTGTTTAGCATTTATCCCTCGCAAGCTAGACATTCCCCATCAGGAATGATTGTTCGTTCTATCTTTTGTGATACTAGTTCTGCTCTCTTGATTGCTTCCGAGCGACAGTAGTATAGTGTCTTCAATTTTCTTTTCCAAGCCAACATGTGTATGTCATGTAACTCACGGATGTGTACATCAGCTGGAACAAATACATTAACAGATTGTCCCTGACAAATAAACTCTTGTCGGTCAGCTGCATGTTCAATAATCCACTGTTGATTTATTTCAATAGCAGTCTTGAATGTATCCTTCTCATAATCAGACAGTCCTTTCAGTTCTAACACTGACCCTCTGTTAGCTAGTATCTTCTTCCATGTCTTCTCATCATTCATCCCTTTGCTTTCTAATAGTTTCTCTAGGTGTTTATTCTTAACCAAGAATGAACCTGACATAGTCTTCTGTACATAAGCGTTAGCCCTGTAAGGTTCGATAGATGGTGAAGTAGTACCACAGATAATTGAGCTAGAAGCGTTAGGTGCAATAGCTAATAGATGTGCGTTACGCATACCACTACCAGCCATGTCAGGTGCTTCACCTTTCTTAATAGCTAGTCGTTTAGATTCTTGCACGGCTTGGTCTTTAATGTGTTTAAACATTTGTAAGTTCTTTGACTTAGCCAATGCTGATTCAAATGGTATGCCTTTAGATTGTAGGTACGAATGAAATCCCATAGCACCTAACCCTAGACTACGTTCATTCACAGCAGAAAACTTAGCCTTGTATAAAGTGTCAGGTGCGTTGTCGATAAAGTGTTGTAGTACGTTATCGAGGAAATGAATTAAATCAGGTATAAACATCTTACATGTTTTCCACTCATCATACTTCTCTAGGTTGACTGAAGATAAACAACACACAGCGGTGCGGTTGTCATCAGTAGGTAGAGTAATCTCTGTACATAAATTAGAGTGATGTACTTTAAGACCTAATTCTTTTTGTGCTTCAGGTAGACCTTCATTAACTGTGTCACTAAACATAATGTATGGCTCACCTGTGGCTACTCTGTTCTCAAGTATGCGTTGCCATAGCTCACGGGCTGATATAGTTCTTACTATCTTATTTGTATGCGGGTCAATTAGATTCCAACTATCATCAAACGTTGGTTCTTTAATGCAGTTGTCAATCAATTCCATGAAGTCATTAGATATGTTAATACCATGATGTAGGTTAAGACACTTCCTGTGTACATCACCACCACTAGGCTTACGCATATCTAGAAACTCTATAATCTCAGGATGGCTTACGTCCATGTAAGCGGCATAGCTGCCCCTTCTAGTCTTTCCTTGTGAGAAGGCTAACATCTCTGAGTCTACTACATGTAGAAAAGGTATTGACCCTGACGACTGAGACCCATTACTAGTGCCAGTTCCATCTGAACGAATGTGTCCCCAGTATCCACCAACCCCACCACCGACAGAAGCCAGCCATGCGTTTTCAGTGTAGTGTCCAGTCAGTCCTTCTCTACTATCAGGTACATAATTAAGGAAGCATGAAATAGGCATGCCTCTTTCTGTACCACCATTAGTTAAAATAGGTGTAGCGTACATGAACCATAGCTTAGATGAATAATTATATATACGCTCAGCCATCTCATCATTATCAGAGAAAGCTTTAGCCGCTCTCATAAATGCCTCTTGTGGTGAGGTCTCTTCAGGTAACAAGTACCTATCATGTAAGGTAGTCTTACCAAACGAGGTTAACAATTCATCTCTGCTATAATCCATATCCACTCCTATAATATGTTGAGAGGGTTCACATGTGTGTTCTCTCTAATTAATATATCTATATACTCTTTTGCTTTCTTTAAGTCCTCAAGCTTACCTTCCATATCCTTGTGCTTGGTACGCCAACGACATAGATACTTGATAACATTAGCCTCACAGTATGGTATCTCATTCTCGATAATAAACTGTATGGGTTGTATCTTATATCTTGAGTAATGCTTAGGGTTAATTGCGTCTACTTCTACCTTCTTCTTGGTTGCCATAGTTTTACTTCTCCTTTTTTTCTATTGTAATCACCAGCCCTTAGTATGCGAGCACACCTAGCTTGTTGTAATGCTTCATCTTCTGTGTATCCCTTCTTGGCATAAGCTTGTAAGACTTTGTCCCACAGTTCTAAGAGGGGTACATTAGTATCTGAACCTAGTATCTTCTCAGCAGTCTTGATTCCCACAGTAGGACAGCCGCTGTATCCATCAGTCAAGTCACCAGTCAGTGCCTGTGTCATAAACCAATAGTCAGCTTCGTATGGTGTTATCTTTGTAATGTTAATACCATCAGAAGATACGCCTACTGGTATTTGCTTTAAGTCTTTATCAATAGATACAATAATTTTTTCTACTTCAACATAAGGGTCAGGCGTGGTAGCTAAGATACCTAAGACATCATCAGCTTCTAAGTTGTCCCACATAATACCTTTGTGGTTTTCCATTACGTGCTTACGTAGTAATGGTAGTACTAATGGTTTACGTTTAGCTTTACGATTGTCTTTGTATGTTGGTAGTACATCCTTCCTAAAGTTAGTAGGTGATGTTAAACATATCTTAACTCTGTCTGCCTTTAAGTTTTCTTTCAGGGTCTTGATAGCTTCATCTACTAGACCGCAACACTTGTCCTCGTATGAGTGTAGTGTCCATAGTCCATCACCCCAGTTAACTGCTTCTTCATTTTGAAGAGCGGTCTGATAAATAAGAATGTCACCATCAATAAGTATCTCTCTCTTAGTACCTGTAGGTACTTGTGGTTGTCTCTCTGTCAATGTGTTTCGCTCCAGTTGTCACCGACTTTGTATTCACCAGTCAGTGGTATTCTTAAATCAAAGTACTTGCCTGTTGCTTCGATAGCTTCAACAGCTTTCTTACCTATGATGTCTGTCCAGTCTGAGCCACACTCTACTTGTATCTCATCATGTACCCACACCACTTGGTTAACATTCATGTATCCTTGTATCCTTTTATTAAACTCAACCAGCCAACGTTTGCATACTAGTGCACCACTTGATTGTAGTAATGTATTCAATGCTGAATGTGCTGAGCGTACCTTAACGTTCCTACCATCAAGACCTTTGATGTACCCCTTAGCTGCTGCTGTTTGTACAGCTTCGATAAGTTTACTCAAGGCTGGTAGGTTGTTTAAGAATCTTTGCTTGACTAACTTAGCTTCCTTGACTGACTTACCAGTAACGTCAGCTATCTTCTGTACGCCACCACCATACAAGAAACAATAATAGAAACGTTTAGCTAAGTCTCTTGAGTCTAGACCAGCTAGCTTCTGTGTCTCTGTATGTATGTCACCATCAAGTACTACCTTAGTGTATGCCCCATTGTCAAACTTAGCCATGTAGTGGGCTAACATTCTGACTTCAAGTGCTGATACATCTATACCCACTAGCTTACGATTGAATGGTGTAGTAAATAATTCTCTACACTCTTTACCATAAGGTGCATGAGTACTAGGTACTTGTGCTAAATTAGGGTAGGCATGGCTGGCTCTTGCAGTCACTGTCGAGTTGGTGTTGCAAGTGCCGTGAAGTCTGCCAGCTTTAACAAGCTTCAACCATGCCTGATTACCTGTAGCTAACTGACCAATCCTTTTATCTAAAAGGAAATGTTCAGCGAGGAGTTTCGCTTCAGGATAATCTAAACTGTTTAGTACTGAGTCATCCACCTTTGGTTTACCATCAGATGTATACTCATCAGGTTTCCAGTCATACTTATCTATCAGTCTTTGTGATACGTGTTGTCTACTGGATGGATTAAATACCTCTTCATGCTTCTTAATAAATGGTTGACCCTTAACATATCCTCTAGTCTTGTTGTTAACTTTAGGTATGAATGTGGTCTCTTTAATTATAGGTGGGAATAGTTCTTGTAGTTCCTCTTCTATCTCTAAGCGTCTAGCTTCTAGTTTACCATAGAGTTCTTTAGCTTTATCTTCATCAAACATAAAGCCATACTGTTCCTGTTTAAATATAATCTTAGCAACGTCATGCTCTAGTTCCATAGCCTTAGCTGAATAACCTTTCTTCTCAATAGCGTTGTACAAACCAACGTTAACTAAGACGTCTTGTTTACAATACGCTAACATCTCAGGTGTAAAAGTTTTCCAGTCAGTTTCTATGTGTGACTTGTACTTACCAATGCGGTGTCCCCATGACTCAAGGCTGTGTCTACCTATAAGGTTAGTGGGAAAGTCATTACCACGTTTAAAGTCTGCGTCTCTAATGTCAGGAAATAATAAACGTGTAGCGATAATGGTGTCAAAGATTTCTCCTTTAGGTTTAAACCCATGTAGTTTCTTTAACATAGGTAAATCAAATTTAATTATGTTATGTCCGACCAATAGTTTAGCACGGTTCATTAAAGATAGCTGGTCTTCTGTGTCACCGTCAATTAATTCATTGGTGTCTAAATCATATAAGACAATGCAATGTACTTTAGTTGCTTCTTCTAAGAAACCATCAGTCTCTATATCAAAAACATATCTCCTCTTCATTTTAAATGTTCTCCTTTGCTTAACTGTTTTCTATATTCTTCTAGGTCACGCTTGAACCAAACCTTTTTAGTATCAGGACAGACGTAAACTATTTTTACCCCAAGCTTATTACCCAGTGCATTAGTAATACGTGAAGTAACCCATCCCTTTGGATTGTAGTATGCACATTTGAAATCAATGTAGATACATTCATGTGTCTTCTTATTGATAGCAACACAGTCAATCACACCTTGCGGTGCAACGTTAGTGAATACCCAGTAACCTTGCTCAATCAACCACGCCTTGCCGAACAGCTCAGCCCAGTGACCCTTGTCATTTTTCTTCATAATTTTATTTTAATTATTTTTTGTATTACACAAGTAGGAATAATGGTAGTGTTGCCGACATCTTTTATCTTGCCATCACTATCAATGTTGAAGTCACTAGCTAGTCTAGTCACCTTGTTATCTTTTTTAATTAACCATCCACTAGATATACATATAGGTAGCTCGTCTGTGATTAGGTCATCCATATCACGCCAGTTACTATCTGACTCTATGTCATACCAATACACCATAACAAACTCTCGCTTTATGATATCTAGTTTAGGTAAGTATCTTTTCTTTTCCATTAATGCACGGGGTGTTTCACCACCTCTACCTGTAATGCTCTGTTGTCCCCCTCTTCTACGAGTTGGTCAAGAGCCATGTTTAATAAATCTTCCGCAACCTCAGTACCAACAGGAATTTGAATAATATGATTAGTCTCCTCAGTCTCTTTGAGTGCACTCATAATTATCTGTGTCCATTGTACTGTTTTATATTCCACGTTAGAAGTCGTCCTGTGCATCTCCATCTGTCTCCCGTAAACATCCTGTTTCTAAATCATAGTAGAGTGTACAAGCTTTGCCTGTCTCTCCACTAAACCTGTTCTTAAGAATATTTACTTGAGCCAAGTTCTTGTCTGATTGTAAATCTCTAGACATACTTATTATCATATCAGATAACTGTCCGATTGACGCAGACCCACGTAAACTATTCATTGATACTGCTACTCCATCCTCATAACCTTTGTTTCCTTCAGGTCTTTTAAGATGTGATACCAATATCAGTCCTATCCCTGTCTCTTCTACTAGAGTCCTAAGCTTTGATACTGTATAATCTATAAGTTTACGTTCGTCACTTGTAGTCTCATCACCCACAGCTGACAGTGCCATGTGTAAGTGGTCGAGTATTACAAAGTCAACGCTGCACCCTTTAGCTAAGTATCTAATCTTAGATATTAAATTGTCACTGGCTGTCGAGCCAAAGTGATTGTACAAATAAAACTTACCACTACCCACAGTGCTGTCGAATACTTCTTTAAGTTTCTTATCATCAACACCAGTGCGGTCTAGATGTAATGGCTTACCCATTTCTATTCCCATGATACCCAGTGCACTACGCTTGATAGATTCCTCTAGTGCTATGTAGCCAACGCTGAAATTATTTTTCAGTAAATGTAAAGCTACATGTCTACAGAAACTAGACTTACCTACACCACTACCAGCAGTGACAGTAACTAGTTCACCTTTGCGTAGTCCATGTGTCTTAGTGTTAAGACAGTCGAAAGGATATTGCACTGTGACATAATTATCTTCCTTCTGTATGTCATCCCAAAGGTCAGCCCCAGCTACAATACCGTCGGGCTGATAAGCTTTGGCTGACCAAACGCAGTCGATAAGCTGTTGTGATTTACCAGCACATAGCATTTCGTTTGCGTCCTTCAAAGGCAACGAACATATCTTTGCCTTGTTTGGTGAGAAGATTTTTGCACATTCAGTGGCAGCCTCTTTACCAGCTGTATCATTATCAAACATTAGAACGACAGAGTCGAAACCCTCAAGCCATTCTAACTCTTTAAGTAAATCACGCTTTGCCCCCTTAGCCCCAGTCTTAACTGATACTACAGGATATTTATTTTGATTTACTTTCGAGACAGAGAGAGCGTCAATCTCACCCTCTGTAACAATAACCATCTTACCTTTATCACGCCATAGATGTTGACCAAATAACTGAGCGTCTTTAGATTCACCAATCCACTGAAAACTTTTATCAGGGTAGCGTAACTTCTGAGCTACTAGTTCATGGTCTTTGTTATAGTAGTTAGCTATCTGCACTGGTCTCTTATGAGCTGTGCCTATTTGATAGTTAAACTTCTGTAACGTATCGACATCTAGTTTACGTTTGGTAAGAGAGGTGACTGTCCCACTGACAAAGTCAGTAGTGTCTTTAGTGGTGGTAGGTGTTGTCATTGACTCTCCATTTGTATGATATCCACATCCAAAACAATAACTGTGTCCATCACTGTATACGGCTAAGTTATCCTTAGACCCACACGACGAACATGGTGCATGGTGTAGAAATGTGCTTTCATTTTGTTCCATTCTTATAGGGGTACTTAATCGTACGGCTTTCTATCTTGTAGTTTCTTGTAAGCTTGGTGTACTAAGAACGCTACCTCACCTGACCCACTTCTAAATGTTTCTTTAGTGATAGCTTCTAGCATACTCTTTACTTCATGTGTTACTACTACTTGTGTGTATTTAGATTTTCTTTTTTCATTTGCGTCCATAAATTTTTTCTCCATTTTATTTTAGTAACTCTTGTACATTAAAGTTAGGCTCAGATGTATGGAAGATGTCCCTGTGTCCCATTATTTCTATGACATCAGGATACTGTTTCTTCAAATCATCTACTGTCCACTTCAATGCTTTAAATTGTTCGAGAGTATAATTGCAATCAGATGTGCCATCCTCTTTACCACCACCTATTAATACAATACCAATAGAATTTTTATTGGTTGGTTGGTGCTTGGCTCTGTTCATATTGTAATGTAAGAAACCACCAGCTGAATCAATATCTCTACCGTCTTCTACTGTGCCGTCTCTCTTTATTACTTTATGAAAGCCACCTTCGAGTAACCCTTCCTTGCGTCCCTCTATGTCCATCTCTCTGCTGCCCCAGTCTGTATCAGGTGCAGTGTGAGAACAACAGACTACTATGTACTTGGTTTCTTTCCTTTGATTTCGCATAGCCATTCCTTTGGAATATGTTTAGTAGCATACTTGAAGCCATACTTTTCACACCACATACCATACGTGGTCTTACTCCGTTTATTTATCTTGGCTTTAGCATTGCTGAATAAGAATCTGATATCCAGTTTAGGATACTGTTCCTTAATTAGTTTCATCTTTTGTCTATCTGCTGTCGTAAACAATCCCTTAGTCTCAATGAATATGTCTTGCTCAGGAAGATAGAAGTCAGGTGTGTAAGTATGTAGTTTCTCAGGTTTAGTATATTTTAATTTAGTTTCTTCAAACTCGTAACTAACACTCTCACTTCTAAGTTCCCCAGCAATACGTTCTTCAAGTCCTGACCTGAAGCCGTAAACAAGTCCGACTTTTTTAGAAGTCAGAGGTTTCCGTTTCAGTCGTGCTCTCCATGTCATCTTTAACTTGTGTCTCCTGATGTTCGTAGCCATCTGTCTCATCAAACCCAAAGCCTTTAGCATTACTGCCGCCGCCTTCTACAAGTTTAATTATTTGTACTGCTCTCAATCTCATAGAAACACCAGCACCAACCATAGCTGTGTAGTACGGTATCAATTCAGCTGAGACTTTCATCTCACTGCCTGACCATACGTTCACATCTTTAGGCATTGGCGTACCCTTAGCGTCAAACAATGCAACCTTGTTAGGTATAATTGTTCCGTCCTTAGATACTATCTGTGCTTTGCATTTGAATTTAAAGATAGTGTTACCAGTAGGATTACCAGCTTCATCTACTTCTTCAAAGTAAGGTGCGTCAGCTTGTTTGACTTTCTTGCCCTTAGCTTTTTCTTGAGCTATTTCCTTAGAAGTTTCCAAAGCTTTATCAATGCGTTGCATTAACTCTCCAGCGTCCTCAGTCTTTAAGATGAGATTAGTTTTATAATGTCCACTCTCATCAAAGCGAGTATCAGGCTGGGTCAACCACGCATACTGACTTACACCAATGGGTGTAACTATTTTTTCATTTTGTTGTTGTGCCATTTTATCTCCTTGATTATGGTTTATTATCTTATATGGGTACTTTATGCAAAGAAGAAGTCACACTCTCTCAGCTTCTCAATATCCAAGTTACCCTTCTCTAATTCTTCAGGTAACTCTTCATGTCGTTCCACTGGTAGCTGTGCTTTAACATCTTCCTTAAACTCTTTAAGTACATCCGTCTCTGTGAATGTCTGAATGAAGGCTTGCTTCAATGATACACTTAACATCTCAACGTCGGCTGCTGTAGTTCCGAAGCTGTCATGCACATTACAAAAGTTTCTAATGCCATTGTCATATGCAATGTTGACAGTCCTCATCATAGCTGCCGAGTCTATTGAGTGTACAAAGTTAGGTGCAACCCCATTGCTCATCCTCAGTTTATCCGTCTTGTCAGTCTCATAGTTTACTCGAGGCTTGATAACCTCACCGAGTAACATGGTCTTGACTCTCTTGGATTTCATTTCAGGATAAGACTGATACACAGGGAAGCCGACAGGTGTTATCCAATGTATAGGTAATTGCTCTTTAGATACCACCTTAGCTATCTGTTGAAGATAATCCATACCCTGACGTGCTGATGTCAGGTTATCACCAATGCTGTCCCATATAACACCAGCTAAATAAATTGCTGGCTTAAATACATCATTAGTGAACGGATGTTCTTCTCCCTTATCCTTACGCTTGGTCAAGTCTTCGACAACAAAGTCAGTGCATGAGTATCTAGTAGACCCATAGCATATAGTCATAATACTACGCTTAGTGGTACTACGCTTGACTCCATACTCTAACCATGCGTGTGCATAAGGCTTGCCCTCAGCTTTATCTTGTTTCAGTTTCTCTATCACTGAGTCAGCGACAAGCTGGTAGATGTCCTGTGGTTTATCACTAGGCACTACATTGACCAGCTTGCCAGCCTTCTCATCACGTAACATTAGCGAGTATAACTGTAACCCATTACAGCTACCGTCTATCGAGACAGGCAAGTGTGATACATAGCCGTAGCCTGTATCTTGAAACTCAACCCACTCTTTACACCAAGCGAGGAATTGAAAAGGTGAGTCAGCTTCTTCCCATTCTCGATTGACGATAGGGTCTTCAACAATACGACGAAACATTTGCATGTTGTCCTTGTCCATAGACCAGTCTGCTCTCTGTTCGAGAGTAATCTTATCGTTACCCCACACGTTAGCACCGTGTACGGCTAACCAAAAGCCACCGCTGTTGTCTTCAGTTATCTCTTTACCATGTGAGAAATCTAACAGTGCCTTAGCACCATTGATTCCCTGATAGTTTAGAAATGCTGGGACACAATAGGCTCTACCTCTGAAGTCTAGTTGAAGTGGAAAGTATATGTTCTCATAATCTTTAAACTTATCAGCTTCCCACAGTATCTTAGCGTACAGTAATCTCTTAGAAAACATACGGCTATTCTCTGTATGACAGATGACAGCTTGTTTCTTCCACTCCTTACGTGCTACCTCATTGGTATCAATGTCATGTGGCTTGTTAGGTATCTCCATGTTCTTAATTGGTGGCATACCACCCATAGCGATACCATTGTCCCAAGCGTGCTTCATTACATCTAGTACAAACTTGTTAATCCTGAAGCCAGTCGACTGCATACGGTTAACTGCGTTGTATACTTCAGGCATATCAAAGTTCTCTAGCTCACGCTTGAATAACTTATTCTTTTGTTTGACTAAGTCTAGTTCAGGTAATTCCTTCGTCCAGTATCCACCACCTGTCACTGTCTCCCAGTTCTTAGGTGGCATGACAGTTGGTAGATACTCAGGATTAAGAAGCTCGTTAAAGTTATTCCTATTCTTTATCCATTCCCTAGTCTTAGCTGTCTGCTTGATTATCTTAGTACGCTTACGATTGATGACCTCAAGTCCAAACTCAATCATACCCGTAGCTGACTGCATAAACTCAATGAGTCTCATGCCTGTGTGTAGTTTCTCTTCCGTTGTCCACTCTTCCCACATAGCCACGTTGTCACGCTTAGCTGATTCCTTTAGCTTACGTCTCTTGTATGCGTAGTTCCATGAACGTTTGTCTAAGTCATTCTTAACTGCGTCAAACAATTCAGGGTTTAAGTTCTTGAAGTTTCTAAGAGATGTCTCAGTCTCAATCTTACCACCTAATGCAATACTCGTAGCCGTCAATGGCTTATGCTGAGTGATAGTATTGATGACATGCTTAGCACATATCATGGCTGATACCTCAGGCTCAATCTCTCGAAGCTTAATAAAAGCTTTCTCAGGCTGACCCTTAGCTTCAGCATTAGACTCTAGATACTCTTGTATCTTCTCAGCCAGTGGTCGTATGGTATTAGCCACCATGACTTTACCATAGCTGGTCACTGACTCCTCTTCACGCTGGACGTGAGAGACCCTACGCTTATTGACTCGCTGTTTACCTAGTCGAATCATCTCAGCTTCATGGTCTAACTCATCAGCGTACTCTTTTATATTTTTAAATATCTCTACCATGTATACTCCTTAGGTTAATTGTGTATTGGTATCTTATATGGGTACTTTAAAACTCAGACCCATAGTCCTTTTCATTTTTACCCACGTGATAAGGTTTCTTCAGGTCATTAGGATGTACACCCTTAGTTATCCAAGTCTCGTACATATAACGACGTACTGCGTCAATCTTACCGAAGTCATCCCAGTCAAGAGTCCTTAAGAATTGTTTGTAGTGTCTCTCTCTTACTGGATTCCACCCGACAGGTGACTTGTTAGCTGGCTGAGAATCAGCCTCTAGCATTTCTGTTGTTAGTTCACTCATGTTTATTCTCCTTTGTATTGTTGTTCTTGTTCATTCCACTTATAAAAAACATAGTTTCCTTTTTCTAATTGTTGATTAACGTGTTCATGTAAGTCAGTTATACCCTCACTTTTATAGTCCTTTTTGTAATCAGCCCACTCTACAGAATTATCTATATCATCTATATGCCCCATTAAACAATCTGTGGAACAGTAATTAAAAAAAGGTCTTATATCTGTGCTGACATAAGTGTCTAAGTTTTCTTCTTGCACTTCACCACATCTCTCGCACATTGTTAGTTTACTCATAGTTATTCTCCT